GTGCTAATCAGTTATGTAAAAGAGAACCTATTAGTAGGGAAACTATTGCCCGTATGGCATCATTCAACAGACATAGGAGAAATAGTAAAATAGCCCCTGAATATAAAGGGACGCCTTGGAAAGACAAAGGTTATGTTGCCTGGTTAGGTTGGGGTGGAACTGAAGGTGTTGATTGGGCTATGAAAAAGTTAGAACAAATAGATACTGAAATGGCGGGGTTAGAGGACGCCTGCTGGCCTGGTTATGAAAGTATCGGTACAAAAATATTAAATGGTAAAATAGTTCCTAATTGTGTTCCTGTTAAAATGGAAATTGAAACAACAGGATTATCGCCTTATACAGATGAAACTGGTAAAAAGAAAAAACCTCTTATTGTGGAAAACTTTAGTGGTGATAAACATACATTTAGTATGGATGATGATAAAATGGAAATCACGGGGGCTGCTGTAGTTCCTCAAAAGTTTATTGTCCGTGTAAATGAGTTTAACCAGCCTTATTATGTATTCTTTAGTAAGGAAACTACTAAATTACTGGCTCAAAAGTTTATGAAGGACAATATAACCAACTCAACAAACATAGAACATACTAATATAGGGGCTAAAGCCTTTGTTAGTGAAAGTTGGATAGTAGAAAACCCCGATAATGATAAATCAAATGCGTTAGGTTTAATGTATCCAGAGGGTACTTGGGTTATTACTATGAAGGTACAAGATAATCAACTTTGGAAGGACATTAAAGCGGGTAAATACAAAGGTTTTTCTATTGAGGGCTTCTTTAATGAAAAACTTATATTTAAGAATATACAGAATAAATAAAAATAAACAAAATATATGAAAAATACAAAACTAAAAAAACTACAAGTACTTTTAGGATTAGTGCCTCAATCATTCGGTTATATGACTACTGATGGTGTGGAAATTGAAATTGAAGATGATGCTATGGAAATGGGTAAGAAGGTGTATGTTATTACACCAGAAGGACAATTACCTATACCTGATGGAGAATATGAAATGGAAATGGGTGCTAAACTTAAAACTATGGGTGGTGTAATTGAGAAAATGGAAACTATCAAGCCAGAACAAGAGATAGTTGATATTCCTGCGGACAACGGAGATGTTGTGTTAGTTCCTGCTGATGAGGAAATGGCTACTGCTACACTAGTAGATGGTACAAAAGTAGAGGCTGAAGGCGACTTTGAGGTTGGAAAACCATTATTTGTGATTACTGAAGCAGGTGAAAGAGTACCTGCCCCGATGGGCGAACATACAACAGACAGCGGTATTGTTGTTGTTGTTGATGCTGAAGGAGTTATTACAGGTATTACTAAACCTGATATGGCACCAGAAGGTTCATTAGAAGCAAGTGAAATGTGTATTGATGATGTTGTGGAAACATTTACATCAGCATTAGAAAACCTAAACAAAAAATTAAATGAAATGAATGATAGATTTACTGATTTAGATGGTAAGTTCAGCAAGTTCAGTTCATTACCAGCAGGAGAAAAAATCTATGATAAAAAAGGTTTTTCAACGGCTGTAAGTACCCCTTCTTATAGTAATAAAGCAGAGGCTTTAATGGCTATGAGAAAACTAAATAAAAACTAATAAAAACAAAAAATAAAAAACAAATTACTATGAAAAAACATAATTTTTCTTTTGACTTAAACTCACTACAAACCTACACGGATGAATTGGGTGGATTGTTATTGACAGAAGCAGTTGCTAAAGCAAAAACTGCGGAGGCTTGTTATATCCAGAGCGGTATTAAAGGTACTCAAGCAATAAACCTATTATCATCTACATTAAATGTAAGTGATGGTACTTGTGGATGGACGCCAAGCGGAACAACTACATTTACTCAAAGGGACATATCTGTATGTGCCTACAAGGTGAATGAGGCGTTATGCCCAGCGGACTTAAATACATATTGGGCGGGTCAGTTCTTAAATGCTGGTTCATATAATGAAAGTGTGCCATTTGAGGCTCAAATCGCTAAATTAAAGCAAGAACAAATCAGTATGTTTATTGAGAATAAAATCTGGCAGGCGGCTACATCTGCTTCAGGTGGAACTGATTGTTTTAACGGACTATTGAAATTGACATCTACTGCGGTTACTAGCAGCGAACAAGTCAATTTTACACCAACAGGTTCAACATCAGCAATCACTAGCACTAACGCTTTGACGCAGGTGGATGTACTTATCGCTTCTTTACCTGATGCGGTATTAAACAGAACTGATTTAGTAGTTATGATGTCTAATCAGGCATACAGAAACTATGTAGTTGCTTTGAGAACTGCGAACTACTTTCATTACACCCCTGAAGGTGCTGGAGTAGATTTTACTACTTTCCACCCTGCTACAAATATCAAGGTTATTGGTGTTCCTGGACTTGCGGGTTCTAACAGAGTTATTCTTGCTCCTGCGAGTGAGGTTGTAATCGGTGTAGATTTAATGGATGACAGCGAGCGTTTGGATATGTTCTATTCTAAAGATTTTGATGAGGTAAGAGTAAGATGTAATTTTAAGTTAGGCGTACAAATCGCTTTTCCAGAAAATATTGTATCTAACGGACTTGCGTAATAAATAAACTAAATTAAAAAAATAAGATAAAAATATGAGTTATTCAAGTTGTCTAGCAACATCATCAATAAACCTATCTTGTGCGGCTAATGTCGGCGGTATTGTTAAAGCATACGCAGTAGCGGGTGTTATTAGTGGTGAAACAAGAAATGGTGATGATGAGATTTTGACTTTATCGGGTAGTGGAAGCATATACACCTTTGAGGTACAAAAACAAACATCGCAGATGACTGAAACCTTAAACTCATCTTTAGAGAATGGAACTACTTTTTACCAGCAAGACCTGGTACTAGCGTTCCATAAAATTGAAAGTGAAAAAAGAAATCAACTTAAATTACTGGCTCAAAATAGAGGGCTACAAATGTTTGTTGAGGACAATAACGGAACAATTTACTTTTTGGGTGATGATTTTGGTGGAGGTTATACCTCGGCTGGTAGTACTATGACAGGTACTGCCTTTGGAGATAAAAATGGTTATGAATTGACATTTACCTTCTTTGGTAATGAACCAGCACCTATACTTGCTGGCGTATTATCATCAGTTGTAAGTGGCTTAACTATTGTTGCTTAATCGCAATAAACAAATACAATAAATAAGGGGGTGTTATAGCCCCCTTTTTTTATATTTAAGAGTGTATGTATATTAAAACACCAGTTAAAATAAATGGAGTTGTATATGAGGAGTGGGAAATTAGGAGTGTATGTTGGGAACTAGACAAGGCTGTTTTAACTTTTAACCTACATTACTTTGATAGAGGTGGTGCTGGTGAGGTATTACATAGACAATTAGAATATTCTGTTGGTAAAGATGTTGATATAAATGAACTAACCGACAAAATAAAAGCCGAACATAAAGGAAATATACATATATGATATTATTAAAAAAAGGACAATTAAACAAGATGGCTGTATCAGCCTCGCAGAATAAGTTATTGTCTAACCCTGTTTATCTTTTTTCCTTTCAACATATTATGTCGGGGGACAAAGTTATTTTTTACCCTCAAAATATAACATCGGGAACTAGCGATAGATATGATGAGTTCCAGTTTATAGAAAGTGATACAAACACGGGTTATTCAGGTTCAACGCCATACAAATACTTTAGATATGAGGGACAATATTACTACGGAATATATGAGAACATCACTACAGGTACAACAAGTCCTTCAGCGTCCTATAACAAGGTAAATGAGGGTAGAGCATTAGTTATTGACTTAAATGATGCGCCGATTTACGAGCAGTATATTAGTCCTAATGAAACAAACAACAACTTTATCTACATACCTGGTGGAATATCAAATGGTATATTGACACAAAATGACTTTTTCCTCATTACACAAGATGATGAGTATTTAATACAAGAATAATAAATAAAAATTATATTTAAGAATATATGAGTAATATAAAAATATCAAACTTGCCACTTATACCATCAGTTAGTGCTGATGATGTATTACCTATTGTAGATAGTGGTTTTACAACAACTTACAAAGTAAAAGTATCATCCCTTCAAGGCACATCGGGGACTAGCGGTAGTTCAGGGACATCTGGCACATCAGGTTCATCAGGTTTAGGTTTTACCTGGCAGGGTGGCTGGCAATCAATAACAACTTATTTTATAAATGATGTTGTTTATTATTCAGGGGCATCATATGTCGCATTAGGAACAATCGCAGCAGGTGGAAACCCCCCTGATGTAAATGCCTCGTGGGAGAATATGAACGCTCAAGGACAGGCAGGAACTAATGGAACATCGGGTAGTTCAGGTAGTTCTGGTACATCAGGTGTTAGTGGAACATCAGGTTCTAGCGGTGTAAATGGTAGTTCAGGTAGTTCTGGAACATCGGGACAATCTAATAGTGTTTATTCGGGTGGAACTTTGGTTGTATCGGGAGCAACAATATTAAACTTTAGTGGTGCTACAATAACAAGT